ACAAAGCTGCGGTTACTACTAATAACGCGACAATTTCTGGTGGTGCTACTGCTGATGGTGGTTTAATAACAATTGAAAACGACATTGACGAATCTGCTGGATTTACAGCTGCTAAGCATGGTATTAGAGTTAACGATACTATTATTGTAGCTGGTGCTGCTGGAGTTAGAAAGTGTCTAGTTAGAGAAGTACATGCGACTAATGCAACTCTTGGTGTTGAAGTTTACGGATTTGCTGACTTATCTTTATTTACTAATGGTGACAAAGTTACTGTATTAGTTTACGGTTCTGAATTTGCTAAAGGTAAATCTTATTTAAGTGATGCTGCAGCTGCTACAGACTCAAGAGGAGCTAATGAGCCTCAATTTAAATCTTTTACTAACAAACCAATTATAATGAAAGATTATTATCAAGTATCTGGATCAGATGCTTCAAGAATTGGTTGGGTAGAAGTTTCAACTGAAATGGGACAAGGTGGTTACTTATGGTACTTAAAAGCTGAGTCTGACACAAGAGCTAGATTTAATGATTACATTGAAATGGCAATGTTAGAAGCTGAAAAGAACGTACCAGGAACTGATGACATAGATAATTTCTTAGCTACAGCTGGTGATCAGCACGGTACAGAAGGTTTATTTGCCGCTATTGAAACTAGAGGTAATGTAACAACTGGTGTAACTGGTGTTAACGCTGCTACTGATTTAGCTGAGTTTGACGCTATATTAGCTGAGTTCGATAAACAAGGTGCTATTGAAGAATATATGATGTTTGTAAACAGAGCTACTAGCTTAGCAATGGACGACATGTTAGCTTCAATGAATTCTTACGGAGCTGGAGGTACTTCTTACGGAGTATTTGACAACGACGAAGACATGGCGTTAAATTTAGGTTTCTCAGGCTTCCGAAGAGGTTCTTATGACTTCTACAAGTCTGACTTTAGATACTTAAATGACAAAGCTACAAG